TATTTAGTGGAATTAAACAACCACTTATTACTGGTGGAACATCACCTCAAGAATTTGCTTATCAAAACGATTTCGTTACATACAATGCAAGTGACTGGCAAACAGTAACATCAACTGGTGGATCTGACTATCAATTAGCAGATTATGCTTTTGGATGGTTGAGACAAGGAGATGCTAATCCAGCAGCTGGAGAAATCCAAGGAGTAGCAGATTATGAATGTTATCAATACAGTTCTACTAGACAATGGTACTTCGAAGCGAGAATCGCAGTTACCGATGTTAGTGAAGCAAACACTTGGGTTGGATTTGCACAAAATGGTTATGCAGATTCAGATACTTTACCTACTGACGGTATTGGATTCTCTCACCTACAAGATACAACTACTATTCAATTCGTATCTAGAAAAAATGGTGCGGGTGTATCTTTTGATATGAAGGATAGTGCAGCGGGAAGTACTTATACTTTTGAAGACTCTAGTATAGCAACACAAAGTGCAACGGTAATGGCAGCACCATCTAACCCTGTTAGATTGGGATTCTTATTCCAACCAGCAGGTACTGAAAAAGGACAAACAGCAGTTCAATATAAACTGTTCCTAGATGGTAAATGTGTCGGAACACAAGCAGCAACAACTGTTCCTGATGATATAGAGATAGGTCTGAATATGATGATCGCTCACAAAGGAACTGTAGCTAACGACCTTTATGTTGATTACGTTCAAACAGTACAACAAAGATAATAAGATTATTCTAGGTTCCTTCGGGAACCTAGATAATTAGGAGATAAAAATTATGTCAATAACATCTAAAGTTAGACAATCTATAGTTCTTACAGCTGATGGCCAGGTACAAAAACTAGTAAATACTGCAAGTACATCAACAGCCACTAATATTACTAAAGCAAACATTATGACTGTGTTTGCTCAATCTGATGATGTAGATGGTGAAATTAAACTTTATAATGAAGTAGGAACTGGTAAAACAGCTTCTAAATTAATTTTTCATGGTAAGTTTGGTGCAGCCGCTAATGCAGTTCAAGAGTTTAAATTACCAGGAGCTGGTATTTATGCCGACACTGGAATATATGCTGATCTCACTAACGTAGACTTTTTTTATATAGTCGGAACATTTTAAAGGAGTAGCCAATGGCGAATACTACTTCTTCGGCCTACTCGTTTGATCAGAACTTTTCTATTGATGAAATTATCTCTGATGCATACGAAAGATTAGGCCTTATAGGAACATCCGGACATCAAATGAGATCTGCAAGACGATCTCTAAATATACTTTTTCAAGAATGGGGTAATAGAGGTGTTCATTTTTGGGAAGTAGGAAATACTAATATAAATTTAATAGTAGGTTCATCAACTAATGTTGATGCGACTGCAGAAGGATCTGGTATTTACACTTTCTATAGAAATTCTACAGATGTACCAGGAGGCGCAGAACCACCTCAAGCAACAACTGTTCCAACAGCAAACGTTTACGGTATTACAGATATCTTAAATGTTTCTTACAGACAAAATTATAATACTACTTCTCAATCAGATACTGGTTTAACTAAAGTAGCTAGAGATGCATATGCTGCAACAGCAAACAAGGCCTCTCTTGGAACACCTTCTCAATATTGGGTCCAAAGATTTATAGATAAAGTTACTATTACTATTTATCCTATGCCTAATTCTACAGCAGCGAGTAATTACTTAAATGTTTATTATGTAAAAAGAATTCAAGACGTGGGAGCTTACACTAATGCAAGTGACACTCCCTATAGATTTATACCACCCATGATTTCAGGACTATCCTATTATTTATCTATGAAGTTTTCACCACAAAGAACACAAGAAATGAAATTATTATATGAAGATGAATTAGCAAGAGCACTAGCAGAGGATGGATCACCAGCGAGTACGTACATTACACCGAAAACTTATTATCCAAATATATGACATTATTAACTAAAGGAATGGGCATTATACTTAAAGGAAGAGTTAAATCTAAAGCTATGAAAGAAGCAGGAAAAAAATTTAAAAAATATTTGGAAAAAAAGAAGGGAAAGGATTTAGATTGGGATGATGTAAAAGCATCTGCTAAAATCTTTACAAAAAAATAATGGCACGATTTTCAAAAGGTAGAAGAGCATTAGCAATCTCGGACAGATCTGGTGCAGCTTTTCCATACAATGAAATGGTTAAAGAATGGACTGGTGCATGGGTACATAATTCAGAATTTGAACCTAAACAACCACAATTAGAACCACATCCCGTAGGAGCCGATCCACAAGGATTATTACATGCAAGACCAGCTAGAGTAGAATTTCCAGTTCAAGATATTTTACCAAATAATCCTTTCACAACAACAGCCGCATCAAAAACTTTAAGTATATCTTTTCCAGATAATGGTTTAAACGCAGGAACATCTTATGTAAGATTTAGTGATTTAAAACAACCTGTAGGGGGAGTTGCAATTACAACTTTAGAATTATCTACAACATTAAATGGAGACATAAGTAATACGGCTACATCAATTGTTTTAACTGACGGTTCCGAATTTCCAACAGCAGGATATATTGTTATAGAAAAAGTTTGGACACAAGCTGATTTAGATGCTGGTACAATTACTAATCCTTTATTAGTTGGAACATATGCAAATGAAACAATTCAATATACAGGTAGATCTACACACACTTTAACAGGATGTACACGTGGAACCTCTGCACCCTATAGAGGAGAAACTTTAGCTAATACTACAGCGATTGCTCATTCTTCGGGGGCAACAGTTTATGGATCTTATTTAGCAACAGCAGTTTCAACAACAGTAATTGTTGGTCCTAAAACATCCCAAACAGAAACACATTATAATTCATTAACAGTGCCTTTAGTATCTAATGCTACAAGCGCAGCAACAGGAGGCGGTTTTCAGTGTACAATTGGACCCGTTAATGATAGAGGTTAATTATTATGGCTTCATATTCACTTTCAGATTTAGAAACTGACATTAGAAATTATACCGAAGTAGACAGTAATGTTTTTACTGGTGCTATTCTAGGTAGATTTATAGAAAATGCAGAATATAGAATTGCATACGATATTCCTATGGATTCAGATAGAAAACAATCTCAAGCACAATTTGCTTTAGATACTAATTCAATAAATGTCCCTGCGGGATGTTTATTTGTAAGAGGTGTACAAGTATTTCCATCTACGTCCGTCACTACTGAACAAGGTACGTGGTTAGAGAGACGTGATCAAACATTCATAAGTGAATATATTGGAGAATTAACAGGACCAGAAGGGTCAACTGCTTCTGGAGCAGATGTTACCGGATTCCCTAAATATTACTCTATGTTTGGAGGAGCCACTGGAACTACTTCTAGTACCTCTGGAGGTATGTATTTAGCTCCTACACCAGATGCTAGATATCAGTATATTATTCATTATAACAAAATACCAGCTGGTTTGGAGGACCAAACTTCTGGGACTTATGTTAGCCGATACTTCCCTCAAGGACTATTATATGCCTGTTTAGTAGAAGCATATAGTTATTTAAAAGGTCCGACTGATATGTTGACATTATACGAGCAAAAGTATAAAACTGAACTACAAAAGTTTGCAAGTATGCAAATTGGAAGAAGAAGACGAGACGATTACACGGATGGTACAATAAGAATACCGATCGAGTCACCGCCTCAATAATTAGGAGAAAATTTATGGCAATAACATCGGCAATTTGTAATAGCTTTAAACAAGAAATTTTAGAAGCTGAACACAATTTTACAGCTTCAACTGGAAACACTTTTAATTTAGCACTTTATGATAGTGATGCTTCATTGGGAGCAGGAACAACGGCTTATACTTCTTCTGAAGAAATTACTAATACTTCAGGAACTGCTTATTCTGCAAAAGGAAAAGCTTTAACAAGTGTTACACCAACTTTAGATTCATCAACAGCAGTCTGCGACTTTGCAGATGTCTCTTGGACATCAGCTTCTTTTACAGCAAGAGGATGTTTAATTTTTAATGATTCACATGCCACGGACGGATCGGTTTGTGCAATAGATTTTGGTGGAGATAAAACAGCTACAAGTGGAACATTTACAATTCAATTTCCAGCAGCATCAGCTACAGCAGCAATCATCAGAATAGCATAGGAGTAAAACATGGCTGACGTTACAGTTTCGGTAACGGGTCTTCAGGCCATTGTTAACCAAACAACGTGGAATGCTCTACGTATTGGGTGGGGTCAAGGTAATTATAATACTGGAGGCTATGTTGATGAAAATATTTTACAAGGTTGGGGTCATGTAGAATGGGGCCAAGCTAATTGGGGAGAATCCGATACATTTGAGACTGGTTGGGGTAGATTATATTGGGGCTCTGAAGTTTGGGGCGGTACATATAATATTACAGTTCAACCAACAGGTTTAAGTGCAACAACAAGTTTAGGTTCACCAACTGCAGTCATTTCAAATTTAGTAGAACTAACTGGTTTAGGATCTACTTCATCTTTAGGAACGCCAACAATTGACGTTTCAGTTTCATATGCATTAACAGGTATAGCTGCTACTTCATCGGTAGGAGCATTAGATCCAGCAGATCAAGTTATGGGTTTAACAGGTATCGCTGCTACTTCATCGGTAGGAGCATTAGATCCAGCAGATCAAGTTATGGGTTTAACGGGTTTAGAAGCTACATCTTCAACTGGAACAGTAGTGATACCAAATGTCGGTGTTCCGTTAACCGGTCTTAGTGCTACATCTAGTTTAGGTACACCATTTGTTTCTTCAGGAATAATTGTTGCAGCTTCAGGTGTATCAGCTACTTCTTCTTTAGGTACAGTTGTTGTTCCAAATGAAGATGTAACTTTAACAGGTTTAGGAGCTACAGCATCCCCTGGAATTCTTTCTCCTCCTACTATAACTGGAATAACTGGGTTAGCTGCAACTAGTGCCGTAGGTACTGGTATAGTATGTGAATCTAAGTATCCAATAACTGGAGTTTCTGCTACTGCTTCCGTAGGGTCTATAAGCCCAACTGATCAAGTTATGGGACTAACTGGTTTAGAAGCTACTATTTCATTAAATGAGAAAGTTTCTACTTTATATACTCGAGATTTAAGCTATAATACTAGCGCGTCTTATAGTAATAAAACGAATAATACATCGGGCTCATATACAGACAAGTCCAATAACACAAGCGCTTCATATACGGACAAGACACATGCCGGTTAAATATGAGGTTGACTTGCTACTAAAGAAACAATATAAATACTAATAATAGGAGTTAACTAATAATGGCGTCAACATACACACCTCTCGGCGTAGAACTAATGGCTACTGGCGAAAATGCCGGTACATGGGGGACAAAGACTAATACAAATTTAAATATTATAGAACAAATAGCTGGTGGCTATGTTGTTCAAACTTTAAATGCTGGTGGAGCGGGAGCTAATACTACTACTTTATCAGTATCAGATGGATCTGCAGGAGCAACTCTTGCAACAAGAACTATTATTTTAGGAGCAGAATCTGCTCAAACAATTTCAGGTGCTAAAATTGTAACTATTCCAATTGACGTAGAAAATTTTTATTTTATTAAAAACAGCACGAGTGGTTCTTATACAGTTCAACTTAAATATGCTTCAGGAACAGGTGATTCTGTTACTTGGGCAACAACTGATAAAGGTTGGAAAATTATTTATGCAACCGCTAATGATGGTACAAATCCAGACATAGCAGAAATTACTGTTGGTGGATTACCAGGTGGTTCAGACACACAAATTCAATATAACGATTCAGGATCTTTTGGTGGAGATGCAAACTTAGTTTGGAACTCATCAACAGGATTAAATATAGGTTCACAGAAAGAACTACGACTTCAGGATAGCTCTGGAGGAGAGTACATAGGAATGAAAGCAAATGCATCAACCACGGATCATACTCTTACGTGGCCAGCAACAGTAGCCGGAGGAAATGGCTATGTTTTAAAATCAACAACAGGTGGAGTTTTAACTTGGGAAGAATTAGAAGCAGGTGGAACATCTTGGGCCGCAGTAAAAGTAACAGGAGATTCTCCTGTATCTGGTGCAGCAGGAGCAGGATATTTTATGAATACTACTTCTGGAGCCATAACATTAACTTTACCAGGGTCACCAACTATTGGAGATGAGATCTCGTTTATTGATTATGCAGGTACTTTCGATACTAATAATTTAACCGTTGCAAGAAACGGTAAAAATATTAATGGAGCAGCATCAGATTTGACTGTTGCTACAGAAAGAGCTGCTAATACTTTAGTCTTTACGGATAACACTCAAGGTTGGTTACTGAAGAGTAATTAATAGGAGTTGGAGTGTCAACTTATAGAGAAATTATAGGAAAGAAAATTAAAAAAGTATCATCAGATCCTTCGTCAGGTACTGAAGGAGAAATGTGGTACAATTCAACTACAGCAACACTTAGAGGCGTTGCAATTGGTTCAGCATGGTCTAGTATAACAAATGTATCTACAGATAGAACTATGGGTTCTGGTTTTGGACTTCAAACTGCTACAGTAGCCGCAGGAGGCCAGATACCACCAGCTTCTTATCAAAGTATTTCTGAAGAATATAATGGATCTGGTTGGGCAACAGGTGGAGTTTTAGGAACTGCAAGAAGATCTCAAGGAGGTCTAGGCGTACTTACTGCAGGATTAATTTTTGGAGGGTATACTGGAGGCGGAGGACCAGGAGACACAGCGGATTCAGAAGAATATGATGGAAGTTCATTTTCAGAAGGAAGTAATTTAAATACTGCAAGATCAGGGCTTGGATCATTTGGAACACAAACTGCAGGAGTAGGTGCAGCGGGATCTGTAGGACCTACAGGACAACAACTTGTAGAAGAGTATAATGGCACAAGTTGGTCAGAAGAAACTAATATTAATGGAACGGCAAAATGGGGACTTATAGGAGCAGGAACACAAACTGCTGGTGTTGTTTATGGTGGAAATAGTGCACCAGGAATGTTGAAAGAAACAGAAGAATACGATGGAACTAATTGGACCACTGGTAATAATATGAATACGGCTAGAGGAGAAGGAGCTGGTGGTGGAACTCAAACCGCTGCAATTACTTATGGTGGTAGACAAACAGGACCTGGATCAGGAACGACAGCAACAGAAACTTATGATGGAACTACTTGGTCAACTTCACCGGCTACTTTAGCAACAGCGTGTGCTTTTTGCATTATGGGAAGTACTGGTTCTCAAACGGCTTCAATAAATGCAACAGGGTCAACTGGACCATCAGGCGGTACTCCACTTATGACAACTGCTCAAGAATTTAATACTT